CATAGCAAGAGCACTAGCAACATCAGCAGAAGTGATGATGAAGTTCCCTTTTCCTCTACGAGTTTGCTGTGCGATTGCGTTAGCATCTCTTTCTACTTGGAACATAAGTCCCTTAAATTTCTCAACCGACCATCTGCCGTTTGAGTCAACGTCTAGGTCAAACACACCAGCGTTTGCCACGTTATTTTGTGCTCCAGACTTAGCAACTGTGTAAACTGTTCTTACAACTTCACGGTTGATTTCAGCAAGGATCTCACTAGACAAGATGTTAGCAAGTTCTTGCTCGGCATCTAATCCGTGGATTGCTTTCAAGTCTTGAGCTAGTTCTAGAGTGTACTCTGCTTTGAGGGCTCTGGACTGTGCAGTCACAGAAGTCTTCTCAATGCTGAATGACATTTCTCTGAAGAGCTTTCCGCTTTCTCCTAAAGCTTCAGCATCTTCTCTTGCTAATGGCTTAACACCACGCTCGTAGTTACCAGCAGTTGTACCACCACCAGTAGCATCGTTAAGAAGTCCTGGGTTAGCACCAGCAGCAGGGTCTGTACCGAAGTTATAAGCGTTAGCAGTAGCATCCGATCCAGCAGAGAAGTTGTTGTCTGGCTCGTTGAATAATGCTTCGTTACCTGACTTATTCTCGTAGTGTGACTTCATTGCGAAGATAAGACCTGTAGGTCCAGACATTGGCTGAACACCGCAGATATCATAAGCAACTAGGTTAGGCATCGCACGGCGAATCAAGCTGATAAGAACAGGGTCAAATCCAGCAAGTCCACCAGTCTGTGTGGTTAAACCACTACCTGATAGTCCACTAGCACCGATAGCTCCAGCAGCGTTGCCACCAGCTCCACCAGCTTCGTTAATCATTCCACGCTCTTCACGTAGGAAATTCTCTTGGTTTTCTAACAGAACTGCGGTAACCGCTTTCTTGTAATTATCCTTGATGGCAGCAGTGCCTTCATGGTTTAGAACAGGGTTCCACTTTTCTGTCAGAGCTTTTGCGTTAAACATTTGTTTAATCTCTCTTTTTAAAAGTTAGTTCAATAATTTATTTCCAGCGAGCAAGTGCAGCAGCATACGCATCCATTGCTGGATTTGTACTTGGTGCTTCTACTCCTTCTACTGGGGTTTCATCAGCAACTTCTGAGGTTGCAGGTGCAGGTGCGTTTTCTTTGAAGTATGCTTCCTTGAAGGTTGTTACCTTCTTGGTAAAGTCTTCTTCAGATACGAACTCAACTGCTTCAGCAAGTTTGCTGAGTTTGTCCTTCTGAGTATCTGCCAATCCTTCCGACACAGTGGTCAGAATTTCTTTTCTTGCAGACTCATTTAGACGTTTTTGAAGTTTCACGTTGGACTTGACCTGTTCGTCTAGTCTTTCTTCCATCTCACGAATTGATGCAGCCATACTTTCTACCGCATCCACTTTGTCGTCTGGGATAGAAATATAGTGCTCTTCAAAGAGATTCTTAAGACCTACCATGAAGTCCTCAGTAATCTCAGTCTTTATACCATGATCAACAGCTAATTGATTCTCTTCTAGCCATTGTGTCACAGCGTAGTTCACTGTACCATTAACATCTTCAGAAAGATCTTTCTTAGCAACTTCAATCTTTTCTAAAGTTTCTTTGGCAAAGTGTTCTACAATCTTGTCATGCTCTTCTGATAGTTTTGCCTTGACAGCAGCTTCAAAGATAGTCTTTGCTTTCTCGGCAAACTCTTCAGAGAGTTCTGTTCCCTCTAGGAGGGCTTTTACATCGTCAGATACATCCACAGATTCAAACGATGGTTTGATTGGGTACTTAACATCTGGACCTGTAGAAGTTCCGTGTGTTACGTCAGCACCAAGGGAATTTGGACCTGCCTCATCGCCAGGCTTACCAGAAGAAGATGTCTCACTACCATCCTGAGATACAGGAGCAGATGCTTTAGCACCAGGATTTTGCTCGCCTTCACCTTTAGCAGCATGAAGAGGAGGTGACTGGGATCCACCCAAGTCATTTCTTGATTGTCCATTGGCAACAGCCTCTGGAACTTTAGGATCAGAACCTGATGGTTCATCCTTTCCGCTTGATCTCTGTTGGGGGTCACCCGAAACAGCTGTTGGATCGGAACCAGTCGCAGGAACTACTGTTGCAGTTACTGTTGGCATAGGATCTTGATATTCTTTGAGAACATCAGCCTGTGCGGTGGCGAATTCCTCAAACTTTTCGTTTAATGTATTTGACATCGTAAGTCTTCCCTGAAATTACTGTGAATAATCTATGTTTATTTATTAAATCTACAAACCTGATAGGAAGTTATCAAACACTTTAAGTGTTCTTTCCTCTAGGTTTTGGCGAGTTGCATCGCTCATGTACCGCTGGTATTTAGCAGCTTTTGTCTCCTTGAGTATGCCATTATCCCAGACCCACTCTTTACCTTCCATGATTCCATTAACGAAAGCATCTGGTGCGGAAGGATCAGCAACAATGTCAGCAGCAGTTGCTAACATGAAGTCATCCATTACCACATTACAATCCTCACGCCTATCAATAGAACCCATACCCCTTGATGAAACACCCAGTTTTACACCTTCACCTAAAAGTGATGATGCAATTTTACCCATAGGGGTGTCTAGGATTTGTGCTCTTCCAATGAAGTTAGTACCTTCAGCAGAAAGCGATGTGATTCTGTGGGAAACACGGTCAAGGTTAACAGTAGGACCGTCAGGATGACCCAACTCCCCAAGAGCACGTGATGTTTTAATGTACTCTTCATTGTAACGATTGACCTCCTTCTCTAGAACTTGGAATGGATACATACGTCCATTACGATTCTTTAGATCGGATTGAAGAAATACTCCTTCAATATAGAGTTTTTTATCAGCACCTTTACCTTCGGTGATGACCTCTACATTTTCAATCGCTTCCGTTATCAGTTTCATTTGAAGGTTCCTCTGGTTTATCTTCTACTTTTGGTTCATCAAAAAGTGTGTTTGCTACAGTCTGTTTGTACTTTCCTATAGCATCACTTGACCTTGCGTATAGTAAATCTTGAAGTTTATCTATAGCGTCTGCACGTTGGTTATCAGCAATATGATTTACAACATCCATTACACCTTCTTCAGGATTTGCCTGATCAATCTTTACATCTTCAGCCATAATAATTAATTATTTAGTATTACTTGTAGGTTTAGGTTGAGCTTTCGCTAATTGCATTTGCTTTTTATGAGCATCATCCGCAGCTGCTTGATCTAATTGTGCTTGATCATCTTGCTGTTGTGCTGAAATCTCTGGAGCATATGCTTGGTTCATACGATCCATCTGATCTAACTGAGTGACATTGATTGGATCAAGTGCTAGACCCATATCAATCTCCTTCTGCATCTGCTTATCAATTTCCTTGTATTCTTTTTCAGACTGCTCAAGGATATGTTTACGAACGTATTCAATTGAATAATACTTACCAACAAATACATCCATTTGTGTAGCAAGATTAATTCGTGCAAGTTGCATCTCTTTCTCTTTTAACTCATTGAAATGATTGTCAAAGAGGAAGTCATATTGGATATGCTCCTTCATCTCATCCCAATCTTCAGGAGAAATTACTCCCTTGAGTATGAGTTGCGTCTTGAGGATATCGTGGAATAACTCTCCAAATCTTTTACGCATTCTTCCAATGAACTTAGTAAACTTAAGTTCGTCACGGAGGACTTCTGTGGTTTTACCAAGGTTAAATCCTTTGTTATCATCGGTAAGACGGGACGGTGGAAGATTAAGAGAATTATAAAGCTTCTTCCTAAAGTACTCAACATCCTTGAGTTCTCCTAGATTCTGTCCACCAGGTAAGGTGGTGATCTCAGTTCCACGACCACCCTCTCTACGAGGTAACCAGAAATCCTCAAGCATACTCATGTGCTTTTTGTCATCACGAATCTCACCAGTACTTGCATCGTAAACTAACTTGTTACGATAACGTGCCATTACATCACGCAAGTATTGTTCTGCTTTGATCTTAGGTAAGTTACCAACATCAATGTAGAATATTCTACGCTCAGGAGCACGTGATAGTCTGTATATAACAAGAGCATCTTCAATCATTCTCAATTGATTGAGTGATTTGATTGCCTTGTGCATAAAGCTCAAGTGCATTCTCTTGTTTAAATCTTGTAGTCCAGAAGAACAGAAAGCAACTGAATCAACTGCCATCTTAATACCTTGGGAGTTGGACATGTCTCCAACAGGCCCCATTGCACCACCCCTTAAATATCCTCTTGGGTTGTACAAATAGTAGTCAACATACTGACCCCACTCATGTTCCAAGGCACTTCCTTGTACTGACTTTGCTAAGGCAGCATCTGGTGGACTACCAAGTTTTCCTAATTTTTGTCTGACCTTACGCATCTTAATTGCATCAACATAACGCAATTCAAGAATACCTTTCTTAGGATCATCTAAATCTATTACTTTATGATAAAAAATCCGTCCGTCAATATACCACGAACGAATTATTTCATGTGCTCTATTGTCAAAGTTGAGTAATCTTTTAATATAATCAAATTCA